TCACGGGCACGATTACGCCTCCAAGCGGGACAGCGTTTTCCGGCACGAAAACCGTGCGGGACGCGGCTGGCACGGGTACTTGCACGCTGACATTTTCAAGCGGCATTATGACCGGCGGCACCTGCTAGTCACCTGTCAAGCAATCCTTGACCACTCAATTTTATGCGCACCCTCGCACTTCTCATCATGGTGGGCACCATGATGGCGGCCGAAGCGCCGAAACCCACGCCCGCACTGAAGACCGCCGAACGTATGGCGCTGACGGAGCTTTCCGCCAAAGTCGCCGAACTCAATAAGCAAATCGACGTCATCCTGACCGAAGCCTGCGCAGACCGCAGTATCCCGAAAGACCGCTGCCGGTTGCAACAGGACGGCACGTTTCTGACGCTGCCGGAACCGCCGAAACCGGAGTCGAAAAAGTGATCTCCGCAAAGCTGATCCCGGCTATTCTGCTGGCTGTCGTGGCGCTGCGGGGCGAGTCGATCTGCGGCAAGGACGACCGCAACCCCACGCCGAACGTCGATCTCGTCCAGGTGTCCTGCATCGACTTCGACCGGCTCCGCGCGCAGGCGCCGGACTTCCCGTGGCCGGTGGGCAAGGTGACGCAGGTCCTCGTTCATATCCGCGAAGGCGACGCCGTGCGCGTGACAGTCGATGGCGTGCAGAAATTCGCCGATCTCATTCGTGACGCTTGGGGCCGGCTGATTGCGCTCGTCCAATTCGACGGCGCGGAGCATACGGCGGTGGCCGTCAAGGTTTACCGGGTGGTGGAGGAGTGAAACTCCGCACCGCTGCCGTAGATGCCGCCGTAGACAACAAGCGCGTCGGTGGTCCGTGGGCTATCCCGCTAGACAAAGATGCGCTGAAGGAAATCAAGGCGCTTGAGCAAGAGTTCGGGCGCGTGGAATTTGAGCAGGCAAAGGACAAAACACCATGAACACGAATTTCGGGCCTGACGCCCAAACCGCCCGCCTGAACAGCGGCGGAGAATCCATCGACGCGCTAAAGGTGGCGCAGGCCGACGAAGCCAAGGACGCCGCCACGAAGTACCGCGAACAGGCGACGGCCAAGCTGCAGCGGCTAGGCGTGGCGACGCTCTACAGCGACATCCCGCCGTCGAATGAAGTCCTCCGTGCCGCGCTGGCCAAGATCAAGGCGGCCGGGGCCATCGACCCCATCGTGGAGCGCGTGACCGTTGCCAACCAAGGCGGGAACTGGGAGTTCGACCTGTACCACTTCCCCAAGTTCCTCTCGCCCGGACTCCGCTACAGCGCGGACGAGACGCTGCTGGCGCTCTCGCCCGATAGCGTCATCGCGGCGCTGCGGGACGGTGGATTTTTGAAGGGGTAAGCCTACGATGCTGCCACCTCCGCCCGTAGACAAAGCCATCAGCCCTTTCGCCGCGGCCGTCGCCGTCGCGGCGGGGTTATGGGGAGGATTCCACCCGTTGATCCAAACGCTTGTAGTCCTCATCCTTTTCGACTTCGCCTCTGGCCTGCTATACGCCTGGGGCGCGGGCACCGTGTCATCGGACGCCTCGTATAAGGGAATGGGCAAAAAGGCCATGATGTTGTTGTTGGTCGGGGCCGCGCATACCTACAACGCCACGCAACCGCTCGGATTTGACGCAGGCGCGGCCGTGGCGGGGTTTTTCTGCGCGACGGAGTTAATCTCCATCACCGAGAACGCCGGGCGCCTGGGCGTGCCATTGCCGAAGGTGCTCACGGCTGCGATCGCCAAGCTGAAAAGCCAGATGGAGGACTCGCCGAATGGCGAACCTAAACCGTAGCTGGAAACGCTGGATGGCCACGGGCTGCCTACACAGCACGCACGCCTGCGCCGAATACCAGCGCAATGTCCGAGCATTTAAGGCGGCATTCCACCCGGCGCGGCATATCGAGCTGGGCGACCTCCTCGAAACTACCGCCCTTCGGACAGGCGCGCGTGGCACAAAGGACGAAGCCGAACCACTGGAGCCCGATGTCAATAAGGGGCTGGCGTGGCTTGCCGAAATGCAGCCGTCTGACTGGATGCTAGGCAACCACGACGACCGCATCCTTCAACTTCTAAGCCATCCTTCCGCTATCGTCGCTGAGCTCGCCCGCCGCCTCTGGTCCGACATGCAAGCGGCGGCCGAGAAGGTGGGGGCAACGATCCACCCCTACGACATCGAGCGCGGCTGGATTCGCGTGGGAAACATGTACATGGGGCATGGGTATATGTACAACATCAACGCCCTGCGCGATCACGTCGAAATGATGGGCGGGAATGTGGTGATGGCGCACCTGCACGTAGCGCACACCTTCCGCGCTCGCAACCACGGCGGGCACTGGGGCGTATGCGTCGGCACTGGGGGCGATCCCCGCACCATGGGGTACGCGCGGCGGCGGCGGCAGACGTTGGCCTGGAATCACGGCATCGCCTACGGCGAGTATTGCGACAACGACAGCACCATGCAGTTATTGCAATGGAACTGCGCACACGGCGCGAAGGAGTCCCCCCGATGGCTAATCTCCTAGCAGACCTCGCCGCGGCGCTCGCCGATGGCGGAATGGAAACCCCGCCAGATGGCTATTGGACCACGCTGCAGCACGCCGAAGCGGCGGGCCTCAGTATCCAGCAAGCCAACAAGATCATCAAGGCCGGCGTGCTGGCTGGCAAGGTGGAGCGCAAGACGTTCCGCATCCGCAACGGCGCCCGCGTGGTGCCCATCCCGCATTATCGGGTGATCCTATGACACGCGAACGCTGGGCGCTGCTGCTGGGCGAGTGGGCCGCAATCCTCGGCATCACCGAGCGCCCGCGCTTGCTCATCGTTCCGGCGTCCGAAATCCCCGGCGATGACGCGCGTGCTGACTTTTACGACTGCCGGGCGACGCAGTGGACAGTTAAGATTCGCCGCGGCCTCCACAAAGACCCCGACCTCATTATCTGCCACGAGCTGCTACATGTCCGCACCGGGCTCACCGACGCCACGCATGAGGCGTGGATCTGCGACGTGGCGGCGGCGCTGGTGGCGCTGAAACGGCGGGGCAACTTTGTCGCACAAAGTAGCGATAAATTATTGAAAACATAGGTATTTAGGCGTATACTTAGACATGGTTAAATCAGCACGGACAATTACCCGAGACCGCAAGTGTGTGGAGGCAATGCGGACGGCTGCCGAGTGTATCGGCGAGATCGAAAAGGATATGTCTCTTTTCGCGGTGACGCGCGGTCAGTTTTCCATGATCGACTGCGTGCGGCACTGCCTGGACAAAATGGGGCCGTCACGGCTGACGATCTGGACGTGGTGTATCGCCGATTACGAGATTGAGACCTTTGAGTGGCTGTTACGGACTGGCGGCATCACGGAGGCGCTGCTGGTGATCGACCGGGCCGGCGAACAACAGGTGGCAAAGACGCGGAGCTTTCGAGACGGCAGTATCGACAAGACTGAAAAGCAGGGCGCGCTCATGCGGCGCTGGAAGGAAAAGTTTGGGCCTGAGTCTATCCGCGTCGTGTTGAATCACGCGAAGATTGCCACGCTGGACAACGGCACGCACCAGGTGGTTATCCGCGGCTCCATGAACCTAAACCACAATCCGCGCTTCGAGCAATTGGACATCACGGAAGGCGCCGGGCCGTTTGAGCTGATTCAGGAGATTGAGAACTCATTGCCGGTACTGGGCGAGAAGTACACGCGGCGCGAAGTCGAGGACGCAACAGGCGCGCATTGTCTGTTTTCGGACGAAGAGTTGAAGCCGTTCCTCACGGCAGAATTGAAGGTGTGGGCAAAATGACGCGCGAAGAAATCGTCAAGGCCTTACTGAAAGAAAAGAACCGGCCTGAAAAGGCCGGTTTGTACGCTGACTCATTTATCGAGTACCGAGCGGCGCAAGACAACATCGACAAGAACGGCTCCATCGTAGCCGACCCAAGGAGCGGCGCCGCGGTGCCGAATCCATTCTTGACCGTGCGGGATAAAGCATTCGCCCGCCTGGAATCTCTTCACAAGGCGGGCGTCAAGGCGTCGGTTTTGTGGTAGCTAACAACGGTGGTTCCGCTGCAACGCCCGCGCGGCGGTCATAAGCCCGCAAGGGCAACGCGGGTACCTCAGCGGCGGGCCTCCGTTGCGCCCTCCGGTCTTGGTCTTGCGGAGGGCTTGCAAGGCGACGGCGGCGGGGTTTTTAGGGGTGGTCATCGGGTGGCCTTCCATTTGGCATAACCGAGCCCAATCGGGCAACCGGCGTAATACCAGGCGTCAATATCGCCGTTAAGGTCGGCGGCTTCGCGCCGCGCTTGGGATTCTATCATCTGCGCTTTACGCAGGGTGTCGGTGCGGGTGGTGTACCCGTAAAAAGTGACGGTAATCATCTCTATCTCCTGTGGTTGTTATTCCGCGCCGATAACGCGGGGAAGGCTTGCTTCCCAGGTGCGAAGCGCTGCCTTTGCAGCCTGGGCGGCAGTGTAAGAGGCAAAAGCCGGGCCGGTCTTGACCTGAGCGATAGCGGCGTTGACCATATCAAGCTTTTCCTGATCTAAGGCCAAGTGGCCGACGCTGGCGACGATAGCCGGGTTGACGGCGAGGCGAAGCGGCTTAACCTCGCAGGCTCTGGTGAACTTCCCGGCGCCTTCGCACTGGAAGGCAATTCCGAATGTGTGGTTGTCAGTGAAGGCCAGCATGGAAATCGTCGCGCCGGAGGCGAAGGTGATTTGGGTTTTGTCTGCGCTGTTCATACTTTAACTATAAACCAACGCTGGATTACTGTCAACAATAAAATGACCCGCCGCGCATTATTTTTTCTGGCCGCCGCTGACCCGGACAAGCCGCCACCCGCCAGCGAGCAGGCCATGAACCGCTTCGCCGGGCTCTGGAATGAATACGTCGAGCGGCTAAAAATCGGCGTGATCGACCTCAAGCAGTGGCGGGCGGTTTGCCAGGAGTGGGAGCGGCTGCGGTAGCTTTCGCCCGTCGCGCCGCCACCATCTTTGCCGCCCACTCCGCGCGCTGTTCCGGCGTCTTGGCGGCGTTGGGGCCTTTGGAGACTTTCGCGCGCCCGCCGCGCCGTCCGAGGGCGACGGCGGCGGGGTTTTTCGGGGTGGTCATGCCGACAGCTCCCGATCCAGACCCGAGATTAGTTCTTGCGCGGCTTCTTCGCGAGTGGCGCAATATGGCGTCACGAATGGGAAGACTCCGGTTTGATCTTCGCCGTCATGGCTGAATGTGCGAACGATTTCCGCCTTGCCGATCCACGCCTCACTAGAATGGAATCGTTGGCGCAACTGCTTGCCTGCCTTGACGGCCTTAACTTCGTGATTGCGTGCAAATGGGTTATTCATCTTGTCTCCTCTGCGGGCTTCACGCCGCCCGCTGGCGTTGGGGTTGGGTTAGGCAGCGTGTTGCTGCTTGGCTACCGCCACCGTAAAAGAGCCGCAGCAGTTGAAGCCGCGAATGCCAATAACGGCGGCGGTTTCGTAATGCTCGAACCAGTCGCGACCGCCACCAACCAACCACACGCCTTCGATGCCCATGGTGTACGGCTTGCCAGGCTCAATGGCGCTTTGATCGACCATGCGCCATGCGCCGTCAGTGGTGCGCACGCAATCTGACATGCTGTCAAACTCGGCGTTGACTTTCACAAGCAGGTTGGTTGCGTTTTTCTTGATGAAACTCTTGAAATTTGTCTTGGTCCGTCGGTTGGTATTGTGTGCGCTGTTCATACTTTAACTATAAGCGCTTATCGTTCGCGTGTCAAGTCTTTTGTGAGAAAAACTCCATGAAAAAACTACTACTCTTCCTTGGCGCGCTGGCCGCCTACGGGCAGTCCGTGAGCCTGTCCGACACGCTCACAAACGCCGTTGGCGGGGGCTCATTCACCGGGCGCGTGACGGTAACCCTCAACGCCCCCGGCAACGCCTCGCCGCTGTACTACAGCACCACCAGCCTGACCGGCTGGCAGGCGGTCTACTGTATCGGCGTAACGGGCGCCGATTGCACGACGACGACCAGCGCGGGCACTTTTGCGGCGACCGTCTACGCCAATAGCACCATCACGCCCGCTGGCACCAGCTACTCTGCGCGGTTCCAGCCGGCAAAGGGCGCGGCATGGTCAGAGGTGTGGACGGTCGAGGCCAGCGATACCAAGCTCTACCAGGTGCGCTCTACGACCGTACCATCGCCAACGGTGATGTTCCAGCCGTCGCAACTCGCCGCGGGCGGAGCCTCTAACGGCAATTGCTTGGTGTACGACGGTACCGTGTGGGAGCCCGCGGCCTGCGCCTCTGGCGGCGGATCTGGCACTGTCACGAGCGTAGCGGCAACCGTGCCGTCCATCCTCTCGGTTGCCGGATCGCCCATCACGACCAGCGGCACGCTCGCGCTCTCGCTGGCAACGCAGACGGCCAACCAAGTTTTCGCCGGGCCAACCTCTGGCGCCGCGGCTACGCCGACCTTTCGAGCGCTCGTATCGGCCGACATCCCGGCCAACGCCGCAAACACGAGCGGCAACGCGGCAACTGCTACGGCGCTGGCGTCAAATCCTACAAACTGCTCGCCTGGTAACTATCCGCTTGGCATCGACGCAAGCGGCAACGTGGAGAGCTGCACGGCAGCCGGCGGTGGCTCGGGCACGGTCACCACGGTATCTGTGACCACGGCCAACGGCGTCTCTGGCAGCGTGGCGAATGCCACGACCACCCCGGCCATCACGCTGACGCTCGGGGCGATCACGCCTGCAAGCGTGGCTGCGGTTGGCACGGTCACCGGATCAAATCTAAGCGGGACCAACACGGGCGACCAAACCACAATCAGCGGCAACGCCGGGACCGCCACCGCCCTCGCCGCCAACGGCGCCAATTGTAGCGCGGGGAACTTTCCGCTAGGTGTTGACGCATCGGGCGCGGCGGAGACGTGCACGGCGCTCCCCACGACCATCGCGGGCACGGCGAATCAGATCACGGCCAGCGCTTCGACCGGCGCCATCACGCTATCTATCCCGACCAGCCCGACGCTTCCCGGTACGACGACAGGCACATTCAGCGGCAACCTGACGGGGAACGTGACCGGCAACGTCTCGGGCTCATCTGGCAGCACGACGGGCAACGCGGCCACCGCCACGGCACTGGCGGCCAACGGGGCAAACTGTTCCGCGGGCCAATTTCCGCTCGGAGTCAACGCATCAGGCGCGGCTGAAAGCTGCACCGCTCTACCGACGACGATTGCGGGAACTGCGAACGAAATCAGCGCGTCGGCCTCCACGGGTGCAGTCACGCTATCGCTGCCATCTACGGTCAATCTCACATCAAAAACTTTTCGCGTCCCCAACTCGACCACTCTTCCAGCGACCTGCACAGTCGGCGACGCCTATATGGACACGGACGCGACAACTGGGGCTCGGTGGTACCTGTGCGAGTCCACGAATACCTGGGTGGTCCAGGGAGCGGCGTCTGGCGGGAGCGTGCTGCGCACTACCTATGCATCTCTTCCGGCGTGCGGTGGAAGTAATACCAATTACCAATACGTGCTGACGGATTCGATTTACAGCGCGCACTGCAATGGGACTTCGTACGCTTATTGGTCTGGGCAGAAGTACATTCCGACTCTGCCGTGGAGCGACGGCACCACCTTCGGGACCGGAGCCACTGTTACAGCCACGACTGGTAGCGTTTTATTTGACGCAGGATCTCCGACAGGTGGAGACTCTATCCGCGCCGCTATCAAAGCCATCCCAACCGCACCTTACACGATCATCCTAGACTTCGATATGTCTCAGGCTGGAGCCGTTGGTTCGTCGTCATGCGGGCTGGTGATCACGGATGGAACCACCGCAGCATCGAACAAAGTCATTACGCTGATGCAAAGCTACATCGGACTGAACATGACCAAGCTCACGAACGCGACGACCTGGAACTCAAATTACATCGCCTACGCACAGGCAACTTCGCGCAATAAGTTTAGCCTTAGGTTAGTGGACGACAATACCAATCGCACGTGGTCAACTTCAACTGATCGAATCAATTGGACGCAGGTCTCACAGCAGTCTAGGACCGATTTCTTGACCGCCAGCCATTACGGCTACGGGTGTAATATGACTGGTGTTTCCGGTTACGTCACAATGGTCGTAGAAGGACTCTATGCGCAGTAAACGCGGCACTGCCGCCAGGAGTGAGTAATGCTACTTGCCACCGTCCTCCTCGTCTGGCTCGACGTTATCAGCCCGCCTGGCGCTAATTACCAGGTGTACCGGGCACCGGGCGCGTGTTCGGAGGCCTCGCGCTTCGAGCGCGTCAACGCCGCGCCGCTGGCTGTCCGCACCTACCAGGACACTCCTACGCCGGGAACCTGGTGCTACCGCGTCACGGCGCTGGTCGGGGGCAGCGAATCCGCCCCTTCCGCTCCGGTCACGGTGATGGTGCAACCCGCGCCGCCTACTGGGTTGACCGCGGTGCCAGCGCCCGCAGCCAGCTCGCCCCCGTGACTGGTGGTGCCTGATGACTTCATTGGCCGATACGGACGCAAAGGCGACACGTTCTACTGGCCGCATGGCGTCCGTGATCCTGTCATTAACGGGACCGGCTGGGGGTTGGTGCGGGGGCTGGATAAGGCACCGGCTGGCACGACGTTCGTTGATGTACCGGCAAAAGCCGCTCCACCGTAACTGGTGGGGCGGCTTTTGCTCGTTTACGGGTGCTATATAGCGGTTTGTTGTTGCTGCGTGCGGTTTGGTGTTGACCGGCGCGGCTGGGTGGGTTAGCGTTGGGTTGTGAGCAACACGGGAACCACACAAGAGCAGCGCAAAGCGGTACAAATTACGATACTGCCAAGCGTTCACACGTCCATCATTACGCGGGCTAAAGAGCTTGGAGTACACCCCGGGCGTCTGATTGAGTGGGCTTGGGGTGTTGCGAGCAAGCGCAAGCCGGAGACGGAACGCGCTGAGTAAATAGACCCCGCAAGCCGACGTGGGAAGGAGAGGGAGCAAATACTATGCAGAAGATGTCAGACAGTGAGCGCCTTGACGCGCGAATCAGGGCACGAAAAGCCGTCTTGGAGAACGTGGCGAGCTTCCATCGTTTTTGGCACGAAAAGAGGTATCTGGCGATGGGCGATGAGAAGCTGTCACTGCCTGAGTACCTTTCCGCGTGCGTGCAGGACGTGGAAGTGTTTTTGTGGCTTGAATGGCAGCGCGATATAGAAGCGCGCATAGAGGCATCACAGCGGCTACAGGTCGAGTTCAATCGAGCATCGGCGATCTAGCCAGTAGCCACACATCACAACCGCGCCCATGCCAACGGGCAAAAAAAGAAAGGGAGTATATGACAAATCAACTCGGTACCGGACGGTACCAAAGCAACGCCGCCGCGCTACCGCTGCCAGCCGGGGCAAAGCGCGCGGGGGAACTGAACGACCGCTTGATGAAGCAAATGGACGCCGGTCCGGCGTATCACGACCTCTGGACGCGGGCCATTCGCGCCAACGATCGCGGCGACTTTGACGCGGTTGAGGTGCTACTTGAAGAGGCGCGCGCCATGGTTCAGGATAACGGAGGCGCGCTATGAAGCCGAACGCTGACGAACTGCACGCCGCTCTTTGCCACGACTACTGGGGCGCGCTGCGGTCGATGAAGCGGCGCACTGGCGCGAGCTGGGAAGCGGTCATTGCCGCGTTTGTGGACGCTGGCGGTGCGGCATGATCGGCTGGGGCGGCGGGCCGGAAGACTTGCGGCTGTTTCAGCGGCGATCAGACCTGATTGCCGGGGCGGCTGCGCTTGTTTGGGTGTTGGCTTGGGCGGTGACGCGATGAGCGGCCAACGGCGGGCGAATTGGCGCACGGAAGCGGCGCAGATGGTGGGGCAACTAGACGCACGGCTTCTGGTGCGCATTGAGGCAGCCGAAGGGCTTGCGACAAGGCGCTTCGATACGGTGGGGATCGCGTTAGATTCCCACGCGGCGCGCATCGAAAAACTGGAGCGGCAGAACGTGATCTGGCTGATCGGCTTTACTGTGCTTGCGCTACCGCATATGGTCAGGGTTGGCTCCTGGTTCTGGGCGGTGTCCCGATGAAACGTCGCGACGATACGCCGGAAATAGTGCTGTTGGCCGTGATGCTCTGCATTGCGCTGGCGCTTGGCGGGTGGGTGTGGGAGGTGCTGCATGGCTGATTTCGTCCACGCCGCGCGGTTTGATGCGTTGGATCGGCATGTGCCGGTCGAGCAAGTTGAGGCAACAACGCCAGCGACCGACTACTTCGCTATCCCTGGCTTGTCTAATTCCGGCATGAAATCGCTGCATGTATCGCCTCTGCGCTACTGGTGCGACTTCATCAACCCGGACCGCGAGCAGAGCGCAGAAGAGACGGCGGCTATGCGCATCGGCTCCGCCCTTCATTGCGCTGCGCTGGAACGGGACGAGGAATTCGACCGGCGTTATGCGTGCGACCTTGACCCGTCCGCGTGGCCGGTCTGCCTAGACACTATCAGCGATCTACGCGAGTGGATCACCGGCAAGGGTGAGAAGCCGAAGGGCACGCGGAAGGACGAGGTCGTCGCGCAAGCCTTAGCGATCATGCAGGTGCGGGGCGAGTATATTCCGATTCTTTCCGAGGAAAAGCGGCGCCACTTTGCGGCCAACGCGGGAAAGACGATACTCTCTCCTGCCGAGTGGGAGCGAGTGGTTGGCATGACGGCGGTGCTTCGCGCTGAACCGGCGCTAGAGCCGATTCTGGCCCAAGGCAAAGCTGAGGTAGCGTTGACCGCCAAGGACCCGGATACAGGAGCCATGCTGAAGGCGAAGGTGGATTGGTTGGCGCCCGGCTACACGCTTGACCTCAAGACGTTCAGCCAGCAGCGCGGAAAGTCCATAGACAAATCAGTCTATGACGCCATTTTCTACGAGCGCTACTGGGTGCAGGCCTACTTCTACCATTACGTGCGCTGCCTTGCGCTGGGCGAAAAAACTGGCGACTTTGACACCGTGTTTGCCTTTGTAGAATCCACGGCGCCGCATGAAGTTCGCTTGAAAGCCTTCCGGCCTACCTTCGGCGGGCAGCCAATGCCGTACTGGCAGCAAGCCCGCATTGAGGTCAAATGGCGCATCCGGCAGTACGCTGACTACCTGCAAAAGTATGGCTCTGAACCGTGGCTGGACCCCCAGCCTATTGAGCCGATCACGGACGAAGACATCAAGCAATTCGCATTTATGGACTCCAATGGAAATTAAAAAAGCAGTTCGCGCAAGCGTCAACCTCATTATGTCGGTCTCCGGTGTCTCCGGTTCCGGCAAGACATACAGCGCCTTGCTACTGGCGGCCGGGCTGGCTGGGCCGGGCGGCAAAGTCATTATGATCGACACCGAGAACGGGCGCGGCAAGATGTACGCCGATTCGCCGGGCATCGTGGCGGCGCTCCCGCATGGCTACGATTACATGGAACTCACGCCGCCATTCTCGCCGGCGCGGTACATTCAAGCGCTTGACGTCGCAGAACGGGCGGGCTATAAAGTGGCCGTCATTGATTCCGGTTCGCATGAGTGGGAGGGAATCGGCGGGTGTTCTGATATCGCGGAAACCCACAAGAAGCGATGGGCGGAGGCGAAGAAGCAGAACAAGTATTATGTCCTGCGGCTTCTGAACTCATCCATGCACGTCATCGTATGCCTGCGGGCAAGGGAAAAAACCACGGTTATCCCCGCAAACAAGAGCAAAAGCGGGCGCGAGGAATACGAGTCGAAGGGAATCCTGCCGGTAGCGGAAAAGAACTTCGTGTTTGAAATGATGTGCTCCTGGATGGTAGAGGAAACATCCCACCTCGCCATTCCCGTCAAGCTGCCGGAGCAGTTTCAAGGGCTGTTCACGCAGGCCAAGCTGTTGACGAAGGCCGACGGCGATGCAATCCGGCGGTGGAACGAAGGAGGAAAGGTAGAAGATCCGCTGGAGAAGGTCAAGCGGCAGTCGCGCGCGGCGGCCGGGTGCGGCATTGAGGCGTACAGAGCGTTTTTCCTTGGGCTATCAGCGGAGCATCAGCAGGCGCTCAAAGGCACAATTCACGAAGAAAACAAGGCGGCGGCAGACGAAGCTGATATTGCGCTGGCGGCCGCAACCGAGAAAAGCGAGGCGGTATAAATGGCATCACGAAGCGTAAATAAAGTGCTCCTGCTGGGGCACCTGGGCAAAGACGCGGAGGGAAAGTTTCTGCCGTCTGGCGTACACGTGGCGAAGTTCTCGGTGGCGACCAGCCGGCGGTGGAAAGACAAAGGCTCCGACGAGTGGAAAGAGGAGACGGAGTGGACGAACGTGTCACTCTGGCGGTCCGAGAACCTTGTGCCGTATCTGACTAAGGGGAAGCAGGTCTATGTCGAAGGGCGCCTGCAAACGCGGAACTACGAGGACAAGGAGGGCCAGAAGCGGTACTCGACCGAGGTGGTGGCCGACGAGGTGATTCTCGTTGGCGGTGGTGGCGGTGAAAAGCAGGACGGCGGCGGGTTGGTGAGCCAGCCGCGCGGCGCGCAACAGGCAAAGCAAACCTCACCCATGGAGCTGACGGACGACGATATTCCATTCTGACCCCGCGGGCAACCGCCCGCGGCCTGCCGTTCCAAATCAGCGCACGATCTCGGAAATCCGCGCGGGACGGCAGACCGGGGGCGGCAATAGCTCCCAGAAAAGAGGCAGTCTGAGCTTATAAACCACTGAATACACCTGTTGGATTTGGATTCTTGAGGCGGGCCGGGGAGACACTGGCCCGCCGAAAACAAAGGAGAGTTATGCCACGCGAAACATGCAAATGCGGAGAGTGCCACCGATGCCACCACCGCGCATACATGGCCGCGTGGCGATGGCGGGGGATCCGCGGGCCGCTGCCAGCAACATGGGCGGCGCAAGCGCGGACGGAAGCCTGGCAGTTGCAACGCTACATCTGCCCACTGGCAGAGATAGCGAAGTACCAATTTGGCCGCAAGGCGACGCGGCCGGCTGCGGAATAGGATAGGGACATGGAAATAGCAACGATTGGACTGTTTTTACTAGGCGGCGGCGCCTACCTGCGCTGGAAGCCAACGCGGGCGCAGGTGTGGAACTACATCGCGGCCTGGGCGGCGGCGAATCGGGACGCGGCGATCACGCGGGAAGCGCGGAAGCGCGAGTATTTAGCGGCGGAGGTGGCGTGATGGAGCGTAGCGCGGAGTGGCTGAGAGGCGCGGCCCATGCAGCGGCGGAATGCAAGCAATTTAAGGCCGCTGGCTGGTATCAAATGCTCCTCGCCGAAGCCGAAGCCCGCGAGGCCAGCGTTAGCGACGGGGACGCATTGTCCATGGCTGCTGAACTGAAGTCATGGGGCGATCGCTGGAATAAGTGGGTTGGTCCGGCTGGGGACGAGTCACGGTATAAGCGAATGGCGGCTTGTGCCTACGCTGGCGCGGAAGCATTGCGGCGCGAGGCCAGCGTGCCCACGGCGGCGGAGGTGATCGCGGCGGCGGAGAAGGCGCTGCATCGAGAGCGCCAAGGCCTGCAAAATATCATCGACTTTTGCGGGTTTTGGTTCGGCGGTGAGCGGCGGTATGGGGCACTGACGATGGATGAGTTAACGGAAGCGATTGAACGGATGGAGGCAGTTGACGCCGAAATCGCCAAATGGAAAGAGGCCCACAATGCGTGAGAAGTTGGAAGAACTGGCGTGGCTGCACGCGCGTCGATTTGATGATGATATGGCCCTGTCTGCATGGAGGGAGGCCACTATCGGAGACGCCTTCCCGGCCATCCTGGAGTACGTGCGGGAGATCACCGCCGAGCGCGACCAACTCCGCGCCGAGAACGAGCGGCTGCGCAAGTCGCTCGACATTCGGACCACTGAACGCGATTGCTTGCAGGAGACGGTGGACCGCTGGTTGGATCGCGCCGAAGCCGCCGAAGCTGATGCGGCAAAGTGTCGGGCGGAGCTGGAGGCGCACGCCGCCGACCTTCGCGGGGCGCTGGATTGGATCAATCGGCGTGGTGGATGCGGGCTTGACGTGCATGACCGCATTAACGCCGCCCTCGCCCGCACCCAGGCGCAGTCGCTGGACATCTTGACAGCCAAGGTATTGCGAGGAGCGGCGGAAGGGCTGCGCAATATGGCCGAGCACATCGAAAATTCCCGGACCGCGCCCTGCACATGGGAAGCGTGCGAACACCGGCTACTGGAAATCGCCGATCAATTAGACCGACAAGCCGAAGCCAACCGACAGGAGGCCGCGAATGGATAACGCCGAAGCCATCGAAATTTTGCGCGGTACGACATCGCCCGCTTCTGTTCTACACCCGCAGATCGCGGCGGACATGGGGGCGGACGCGCTGGCGGCTTGGGAGTGGGTGGCGAAGCATGTGGACGACATCGTACTCAGGTGGCACTGGCGCACGGGAGACGGCTGGGTGAACATCTATTACGACGATGGCAAGTTGTCCGTTGGCGCAACACTCTACGGCTGCGTGCTGGACGCGATGAAGAAGGAGACCACCGATGGACGCTAAACGGCTGGAGGAGTTGGCGGAGAAGTGTGAGGCGGCTTTGAAGTCGCCAGAATATTGGCTGGACAACTTCCTGCAAGCCGAGGACATCGCCGACCTCGCCCGCTGCGCGAAGGCTTGGGCGAAGGTGGAGCGGACTAGTAACCCGATGATTGAACGCTGGAACTGGCCGCAAGGCGCGAAGTGGTATTTCCGTCCAGGTGGCCGATGTACGGGTAGTGGCGACACCGCCTTCGCCGCCGTCGAAGCCGCGCCGGAGGTGAAGCCGTGATCCGCCGCGTCCGCATGGCCCGCAAGCGGCTGGCAATTGCGCGGGAGCGGGATAGAAAGGCGTTCGGTTGGTGGGTGGTTTTTGGACTGGAAAACGCGAAGTCGTCGCCACAGCTTGAAGATAAATGGAAGCGCCGAGCTATTACCCTCCGCGCCATAGAGCGAAGAAAGGACAAGATTGCGTAGCAGCTACTTGCGTGGTAAGATTTATCTATGAGCAAGCAAACTCTAATCTCGTTCCGCATCCCGGATAGTCAGATCAAGCCGCTTCGCATTAAGGCCGCTGAAGCCGGGTTCAGCGGTGTATCGGCGTTCCTTCGCGCCTACATTGAAAAAGTGGTATCGAAGTGATGGGATACGATCTGTCGATTTTTGATAGCAATATCGGCTTCCCGGATAAATGGGAGCCGGTCGTGATAGGCGACTATGCAGAGGTTCCTCTTACGCGAGGTATGAAGTGCCTTGTATCTGTATCAGACCTCCCATTGGTTCTTCCAATGAAATGGCAGGCAGGGAAGAGGGCTGGGGGTGCGAGATATTATGCTGTTTCAAACAGATATATAGATGGAACAGTTAAGGGGTTGACGATGCACAGGTGGATTATGCAAGCACCGCTTGGATCTATTGTTGACCATATCTCCGGGGACACTCTCGACAATCGCAGGGAAAATCTGCGTTTTTGCACGGCTGGGCAAAACACCTACAATTCCAACAAGCAACAGGGAACTTCTAGCCGATACAAGGGTGTGACATTCCACAAGCAGCATCAGAAGTGGTATGCCGCAATCAGGAAAGATAACAAGAATGTACCAATCGGACTTTTTGATACGGAGAGGGACGCCGCTAAGGCTTACGACTTTGCCGCCAAGCTACTATTCGGAGAGTTTGCCAAGACAAACAGAATGATTTTTAAGAGGATTTTATGAGCATGAATTGGGGTAGAGCGCACGACGCCTGGATTGCGCGGGAGTGCGAAGGGTTGGAGGTGCTGACTTGCGAACAGTCATTCGCGCGGGTCGGCATTCTTAATGCGCATTGGATGGAGGAAGTACGAAGCCTCCAAGGCGATGCTTGGGTTATGGGACCGCAAGGCGAGTGGGTTCCAGTAGCCACCTACAACACCGACCCAGCCGCGTGCATCCGCGCGGCTGAGGCGTGGCAATTGGCTGTGACTGGCCGACAAGTGCATCTCTCAATGGCGCCGGATAGAACGCGCCGCGCACAGGTGTTTAACGGGGAGGGCTGGAACTCCGCTACTGGGACGAACGTAACCACCGCCCTTGCACAAGCCCTCTACCGCGCCACCGGAGGACCAGCATGAATACCCTACAACTAACTCGCGCCGAATCCGCCGCCTACACCAACGGCGAGCGGCGGTTCTGGCGGGCGATGCGGAAACAGCCGGACGCCTCGGGGAGCAACGGCGGGAAGCTGCGCGGCGTCGTCTGGAATGACGTCTTTGACCAATGGGACGCGCAATACTTCGGAGACAATCCACGTTTGGTCGGTAAGTGCCCCTACGGCAAGCCCGAAGACCGAATCATTCTCGCCGAGCGCAACACGTGCGGGACACAGGCCACCATCACCGCCATCACCGTCGAGCAGCGCGGCGGGCGCTGGGGCTGGGTTGTGGAGGTGGTGGCGTGAGTAAAGGGTCTTTGCTCAAAGGCTGGGAGGCGATGGCTCTCATCGTGGTTGCATTATTTGGCGTTGTCGTGTTGCTGACTGGGCTGGTCGCATTGCTAGGCTTGACGCTCAAATATGTGGGGATCGCATGACCCCCGCACGCGCGGCGGAGGTGCTGCGGGGTGGGACGATGTGCGAGAAGGACCAGTTAACGGCGCTACTCATGGGCGCTGAGGCGCTGGCGTTGCTGAGCTGGCTGTTTGATATGGATGGCAACGATATCATGCGGTTTCACGAGCTGGAACGCCAGTGGTGCCAATCAGGGTCGTTAGATAGCTTTTTGGACTACGCGCGGGCCGAGTGGGAGAAGGAGCGCCGCGCATGACCCGCCAACCGCCGGCCCTCGCCCGGATCGCCGAACTGGAGCGCGTCTACGCCGAGGAGTACCCGACGGCGCCGCGGGCGGAGCGGAAGCGCTGGGCGGTGGAGGGCGCGCAGTATGAGGCCGATGAGCGGGACGCAATAAAGAACGAAGGCAGCGAATGAAGTGGGGTTGGAGCAGAAGCGACGCGAAAACTTGGCGTTTCAACGCTGATTGGAGCGTCGTTTATGACGGCCACCGGTGGTATGTCGTTTGGGCCGGGAATTGGCTGCACGAGGATTACGGGAGCGATGCGCTGGCAATCGCCGCGGCCGAAGCCAAAATGATTGACTGGAAATTTTAACAACCCAGGCCAATGCCGACGGCCTGAAACGAAAGAGGAGAGAAATGAGAAACAAACCATGGGTGCCGGGCGATCCGTGCAAGCGGTGTGGCGCGCCTATACCGACGCTGGCTGATAAATTCCAGCCGCGCAACAGTACATGCAAGCCGTGCGGAAACGCTCGGCAAGCGGTCAAAAGAGACGCGCTACGCGCTAAAGCCGCAGTGCCATGTACGCAGTGTCAGCGCATGATGCTCACATGGACCGAGCGCCGGCGCGGGACGTGCAAAGCGTGCCGGGCAGACAAACGCTGCGCGTGCGGGTCCGTGCTGCTACAGAGCGATATGTGCTACGCCCGCTGTGCTCTATGCCGCAAGACAACGCGCGCTGAACGTAAGGAGATCCGCTGGTGCGGCTGTGGCGGCCAGATTGAACAGAAGCGCAGGTATGCGAAGATGTGCGCAAAGTGCGCAACGAAGGCGCGCACGGAGGCCGCGCGCAAAGGGGCCGCAACCATGCGGACGATGTTGGGCAACAGCCGCCCAATGGCAACGCACGCCGGTCAGGTGCCGATGAATACGGGCGAGTATCGTCCGCCGATGACGCGGGCGGAAGCGCTGGCGCAGGATCGGGTGAACGATGACCCGGCGCGGTCGGCTTGGATTGATGCGGTTTGCGCGCGGCGGGCGGGGGTGCGGGGATGAGCGGATACCGGGCGTTTCTCGACGGCAAGCACGTGCAGCCGCAACCATCCGGAATTTCCGGAGAGTTCGACTTGAACGGCAAGCTATTCGGCTTCCAGCGGCAAAGCATCACGCGGGCGCTGAACGCTGGCAAGTTCGCACTATTTACTGAGTGCGGTAGCGGCAAGACCGCCATGCAATCGGAATGGGCCCGGCAGGTCTGCCAACACACGAGCGGCGATGCGCTGATATTGGCACCGCTGGCCGTGACGGCTCAAACTGTAGCCGAGGGCGCTAAGTTTGGCATCGAGATAACGCAGTGCCGCAGCCAGAAGGACGTGCGGCCCGGCGTGAATGTCGCCAACTACGACATGCTGAAGCACTTCGACGCTGGTCACTTCGACGCTATCGTACTGGACGAGTCGAGCATCCTGAAGAACTTCACCGGGGCAACTCGGCGGCTACTGCAAGACTCGTTTGCCAACACGCCATATAAGCTGTGTTGCTCGGCTACGCCGTCGCCAAACGACCACATGGAGCTCGGGAACCACTCTGAGTTCCTGGACATCATGAGTGGCGGGCAGATGCTTATGCGGTGGTTTCTAAACGACACGATGAAGGCGGGCGGCTACCGGCTCAAGGGACACGCTGAGGCGGACTACTGGCGCTGGGTAGCGTCGTGGTCGGTGTGCATGGAAAAGCCGTCAGACCTTGGCTTTTCTGATGACGGGTGGGTGATGCCAGCGCTCAACATTCACGAGGAGATTGTTGCTGTCGATCAATCCATCAACGCCAACGGCCAACTGTTCCGGGTGGCGGACGTATCGGCGACGGGACTGCATCGGGAGATGCGACTGACGGCGCCGGCGAGGGCAGCGCGCGTTGCCGAGATCATCGGCGACTCGAAGGAGCCGTGGTGTATCTGGTGCAATACCAACTACGAGGCCGACGAACTGATGCGCGTGATCGACGGAGCCATCGAAGTACGCGGCGATGAGCGCACGGAGGCGAAGGAGGAAAAGCTGCTTGGGTTCACCAACGGCGCGTTCCAGCGTATCGTCACAAAGCCATCCATCGCTGGTTTCGGCATGAACTGGCAGCACTGCAATAAGCACATCTTTTGCGGGCTGTCCTACTCCTACGAACAGTTCTACCAGGCCGTGCGCCGGTCTTGGCGGTTCGGGCAAACGCGGCCGGTTGACGCCTACATGGTCATCGCGGAGACGGAAGGCCCCGTCCTCAAAACGATCCGCGAAAAGCAAAAGAAGCACGAAGAAATGAAAGCGGCCATGGTTCATGCGATGGCGGCAATTCAAAACGGTACCGGGCGGCGTCAGCTTGCTTCAGCCGTTGGCACGAAGAAAATGAATCTTCCGAGGTGGATCTAATGAACGTGATTTTAGACGAGCGGCACGGCCGCAACTGGGCGCTCTACAACGGCGACTGCTGCGAAGTCATCAAGGGTATCCCCGACGAGTCGGTAGACCTGACGGTGTTTTCGCCGCCGTTTTCCAGCCTGTACACGTACTCTGATTCCGAGGCCGATATGGGGAACTGCGCGAGTGATGAGGAGTTCTTCGCGCACTTCGGATTCCTCGCGCCGGAACTGCTTCGCGTGACGACAACGGGGCGGCTGTGCGTGATGCACGTCAAAGACCTGCCGACGTATCGCAATAGCGACGGGGCCAGCGGCCTGCGGGACTTTCCCGGTCAGTGCATCGCCGCCATGGAGCGGGCTGGTTGGACGTTTCATAGCCGTGTCACCGTTTGGAAGTGCCCGGTGACGGAGCGGGAGCGGACCAATAACAACGGGCTCCTGCATAAGACCGTCATGCGTGATTCTTCGCAGATCCGGCAGGGAATGGCGGACTACGTGCTGGCGTTCCGCAAGACACCGCCCGGCGACAATCTCAGCACGAAGCCGATCGAGCGGCCGAATGGGTTCGAGCGGTACATTGGCGACGCCGCGCAAGATCCGCGCGAAACTGACCAACACCCGTCAAAGTACGCCCGCAAAGGCCGCGACGGGCGGACAAGCGTGGAGATTTGGCGGCGGTATGCGGAGCCGGTTTGGTGGGACATCGACCAGACGGACGTGCTGAACTTCCGCATTGCCCGCGACGAAAAGGATGAGAAGCACATCTGCCCGCTGCAGCTCGGGTTGATTCGGCGGTGTTTAGAGCTGTGGTCGTCGCCGGGGGACGTCGTGTTATCGCCGTTTGCTGGCGTCGGCTCAGAGGGGTTTGTTGCGCTGGACGAGGGCCGCAAGTTCATTGGGATTGAGCTGAAGCCGGGTTACTTTTCGACGGCTGTAAAGCACCTGGAAAGCGCGGAGGCGTATGCCGGTGCTCAGGGAGGGCTATTCGATGCCATTGACTGACAACCCCATCGCCACCGCCCAGCGCGAACAGCGGGAAGCGGCGGCGCGGTACATCGCGGACGGGCACCCACTGGCCGAGTTGGGCATGGGCGACTGGTTTGCTGAGGAGTTTCTACTCACGCAGGAGGGCCAATCATGACCCGCCCCTGGACCCTAGTAGAATCACGCCTGATCGCAAAGCGGGTAATGGAGTGGCAGGTGTTTGAGTTCAACGGGCGGCTCTGGCTTACCGACCCAACCCAGCGGCCTACGTGGCTGTGGGATTGCGCTATCCCCGACTGGCCGCACGATCCGGCAGCCGCCGCGATGGCGTTGGCGGCTTGGGTAAGCGAAGGCGGGCGCCGCTACGATGGCGGCTACGACATGATGGCGCGGCGCTACACGATAGTCCTTTATCACCAGAGTGACGGGCGCTATCCGGTGGAGGGCGTTGGTAAAACGTGGTCCGAGGCCGTGATGCTGGCGGTGTTGGCGGCGGTGGAGGTATGAGGGATTTCCACCAATACGCCGATGAGCCACGGAAGCCATATTTGCCAAATTCCATGCGGCGACTTGGGCACAAGGCAGATGGCGCTATTGCGGTGAGGCAGCGGAGCCATGTGCAGGCTGATTGGACATGGGAGGAGGTCTTCATGCAGGACGATGAGGCCAGAAAAACCATTCGATATCCACGTGGTGAGAGGCCATGAGGCGTGCCGGGCGCATCGACGCCAATCAAAACGCCGTCGTCGCCTATCTGCGCGGCCTGGGCATGTCCGTCTGCATCCTCTCGCCTATGGGCAAGGGCATTCCCGACCTGCTCGTAGGCTGGCGCGGGCTGAACGTACTGCTGGAGCTGAAGGACGGTAGCAAACCGCCATCGGCGCAGGAGCTCACCTGCGACGAGCGCGATTGGCACGCAAAATGGGCCGGGCAACTCGCCACGGTCAATTCTGCCGAGGACGCCGCGCGGGTGGTGATTGCGGAGTGGGAGCGGTTGCGGCCATGACCATCCTCGAACAACTCAAACGCGCCGGTGCCGTGCTGGTGCGCCAGAAGAATCATCAGGTGTGGCGGCTACCGAACGGGCGGCGCTACGTGATAGCGAAGACGCCTAGCGATGGGCGGGCGGGCAGGAATCAGGCGGCCGTGCTCAAGCGGCTGATGCGGGCGAAGGAGACGGAAAGAGGGAGCTAATGACACGATTTGAGAAAATGGCGGTGGAAATCACCAAGGGTGTAGCCGTCGATAAGCAGACGGCGCTGGCGATGGGTGGCGGGCAAGCGTATGCGCCGCCACAGGCCAGCGACCAGCCGACCTACTACGCGCCACCGCCGCTGCGGACGGTGCCAGCTGATCCAAACTTGGAAGATTTAACCGGGCGGCGCTTTGGGCGCCTACTTGTTTTAGGGCTGGCGGCCATTGGATTTGACGGCAAAAAAACGCGGTGGGCGTGCCGCTGTACATGCGGCAAGTATTCTACCCATCGAGGCCCTGCTCTTACCGCTGGCCATGAGGAACGGTGCCACGATTGCTCTATCAAGCGCATGGCAACTGATGGGATCGGCGGGCGCTGCGTTGCGTGCGGCGGGTTGGCGCGATGTATGCCCTACTGCGGCAAGTGTGGGAAGGCGCTTGGGCGGGAGGCTCCTAGCGTTATGCAGGTTGAGCTGAAAGGAGGCAAATAATGCCACGCGCCCGTAACATCAAGCCCGGCTTCTTCGAGTCCGACGACCCGGCAAAAGTCGGCTATCCGCAGCGCCTCCTGTGGATCGCCATGTGGACGCTGGCGGACAAGGAAGGCCGCCTGGAGTGCCGCCCGACGCGGCTCAAAAAGTACGCCTTTGGCTTCGATCCGGCGACAGTGGAAGACGTCGCGCAGTGGGTTCACGACCTCCACGACGCCGGGCTGATCGTCCTTTATCCTGTCGGTTCGGTCGAGGTGATCCAGTGCGTCAACTTCCTGAAACACCAGCGGCCGCATTATAAGGACCCGGAAAGCGAGTTTCCGCCGCCATCAGGCCAAATCAATGATAGGCCAATGATAGAGCAAAATCCCAGGATTCCCCAGGAATTGCCTCTATCATACGTCAATGATAGGCCGATTCCCCAGGATTCCCCAGGATTCCCCAGGATTCCCCAGGATTTGGGCCTATCATCGACCGATGATAAGCCGATCATAGACGATTTCCCCAAAGTTCCCCAGGATTTGCCTCTATCATTGGCCGATCATAGACGATTTCCCCAAAGTTCCCCAGGATTTGCCTCTATCATAGGGGGGTCTCCCGGTATGAATGTGGAATGTAGAATGTTGAATGTGGAAGGGGGAAGGGGGAATGGCGCGCTGACGCCCGCCCCGCCCCCGCCGCAGCAGCTCCGCATCGATGACAGCGGACCGGAACCGGACGAGCTTTTCCAGACAGCGGCGAAGTTTGCATGTGAGCAACTGCCAGCCGGCGGCGATGTCGGCTTGACCGCGGCGGCCATGCGCTCGGAGTTCCAGAAGTCGGCCAGCTTCGAGGGTAACCCGGCAGGGTTTTGCCTGAGCTTCACAGCCAGCGTGCGCAAGTGGCGGGCGGCATATGACGCCAACCCGGATCTGCGGACGAAGCAGGCGCAATGGTGGACCCGCGACGGCACGTACTCGCAAGCACCGCCAGCACCACGGGCGCCGCGAAGGTTTGGGCCGGTGGACTTGAAGGCCGGGCTGCAGGTGGACGATGAGCTGTAACCGCGGAACGGCCACTGCCCAGCTAAAACGCATGTCGAGCCTACAGGGATTTGGCTTTATGACGCCTGAGGCGTTCACCGATCTCATCGACGTGCTTTGCAGCCACTCCGACGACGCCACGCACGCAAAGGTGGCGGTGGATCTCATACTGGCCCGCAAATCGCTTCCAACGGGGCCGCAAGACATCGCGGACGCGCTGAACGAGGCGAAGCATGGGCAGCCGGTAAACGAGGCACCTCGGGCAAATACGGGAGGGTGTGGGCGGGTGATCGAAGGGCTGACGTATTGGGACTACGATCCCAACTCGCGCGGGCTTGAAAAGATCCACCATCCGGCACGATGCGCAGGTGGAGAAATCCGCGTCACGAAGTGGGTACGCGTTCAGGGCATGGTGGACGAGCAAGGGAATCCGCTTAAGCAGCCGTACCACTTCAGCGGCAAATGCCGCTGCGCTGGGGGCACGCTATGAGCGAAGAGGACGAAGAGTTGCTGTACGCTCGGTTGACGACAATGCGTAGGCAAATAAAGGAGTTACGACGACACAGCAACCTGATGCAACGCATCTTAGCGGACCAATCGGCGACGATGGCTGCGCTGTGGGAAGCGCTACGGGTTGCGACGGCGAAGAAAATATTCCACGTGAGGATTGACACTGTGAAAAAAAAATAGCGTAATGGGAATAAGCCGTAAGGCTCCCCCGGTGGGGACAATCACCGCCAGCCCTCACGGGCTCCCAATCGAGGAGATGCGCTTGGACACCTTGAAACTGGCCGGACCGACTGTGATTTGTGAAAACGCAAGCGGTAAGCGGCGAGCTATCAGCCTTGCAACCTTGCGCATCCTTAAAACCGCTGGCCGCGTGGCGCGGTTGATTCAGCGCCGCAAAGATAAAGCGGTGACGCGGGTTTTTCTGCTAGCCGAGCCAAACGAGATCGCCACGCGGATCACTGCGCAAGCCACGGTCGTGAAGGTCTTCCCGAATACCTACACCCACCGCTCTTCGCTGATGGCTGGGCTGTGATGGAAGACGAAGTCGAGCGTTACGCGCAAAGCCTGATCGACGGCACTGACTACGCGAAGCAAAAGGACCATGAGGCACGTGTTCGCATGGTGGCGAAGTATTACGGCGTCAGCGTGAACGACATGCACGCTATCGAGAACGCCCTGATGCTTCCCATTCGTGGCTTGATTCAAGAGGCCGTCGCAAAAAATGCCGAGGAGATCGCAAGGGCGTTCGTTTGCTTATGCCAACCTCCCCGCCCCGATGGTGCGCACGATGCCGAGAAGCCCACACCGGCGTATGCCCACAACGACAACCACGGGTAGACTACAGGCCCGATGCTACGCGGCGCGGGTACGGCACGCAGTGGCAGAAGATACGGGCGATCAAACGGGCACGTGATCCGTTGTGCGAGTGGTGCAAGGAAGCAGGGATTGTTCGGCTGGCTGACTTAGTGGATCACTATATCCCGCTGGCTGCTGGCGGAACGCATGACGACGAGAATCTAGTTTCGATGTGCCGACCCCATCACGGGATCAAGACAGAAGATGACAAGCGGAAATACCCGAACGTGTACGGTGTGCCAAAAGGAATTTAAGCGCAAGCAGCGGAAGAAGGACGCCGTGCGGTGTTGTTCGCGTGAGTGCGGGTTTATTCTATTGAATCAAGAGAGAGCGGCGAAGGCATTACAGCGAGCGCTAGGCAAGTACTCTTTTGCGCATTGGAGATCGTGTTCGTTCTGCCAATCGCATTTCCTGGCACGCAAGGATAGTGAAGCGTTTTGCTCTCAGGTGTGCAGTACTAAGAAATACGCAAAAGCCGGGCTGAATTGCGTGGACTGCGGTAAGCCGAGATCGTTTTATTCACAACGATGTAGCCTATGCCGGGCTACGCACCGTGAAGCCATGAAGCATAGCGAACCTGCAAAGCGCTGCAAAAAGCAGGCGAAGGTAAAACGCAGGGCGAGAGGCAAGGCTGTTATATCGGCTCCTGTCTCGCTAGCCGATGTAGTGAAGGCGCATGGCAAGCGCTGCCACCTGTGCGGCAAGGCTGTGGACCTGAGCACGATAAACCAGCCAACTTCAGCAACGATGGACCACTTGGTGCCATTGGCACTAGGCGGCTGGCATGACCTGAGCAACCTGCGGCCAGCGCATCACATGTGCAATAGCATGAAGGGCGCACAGTTCACAGGGCAGCTGATGCTAACGTGTTGAGAACACAACACATGGGTGGGGGCACTGTATATCCTCCGAACGGTCCACATTGCACCGCCCGTTGTCACACGCGCGAGTTTTTTCCAACTTTTCGATTTTGAGTTATCAATATGGGCCTTAGAGGGGTACAACGCGACCCAACATCCAGGCGCGGAGCCATTGAAAACGGCGGCGTCATCCC